AACAAATCAAAATATTCAAAAAATACTTTGTTGGAAGCAGAAAGAACTTTGAATCTTTGGAATATTGAATTCAGTCGTGTTTATGGCACTTCTTTGATTAAAGAGCAAGAAGAAATGCCTGAAGATGAAGAGCCTACAAAAAAGACTGTATTAAAAGTTCCTGCTAAAAAAAGTGCTGCACCTGCAATGGATATGCCTCCTATGGATATGGCAGCTCCTGCGCCTGATGCAACTGCTCCTATGGATGCTCCTATGGATGCTCCTGCTGAAGAGATGCCAACAGATATGCCTCCGATGCCTGCAGGTGAAGAAGGTGCTGAACCAATGCCTGAAGAAGGTGATGAAGATGAAGAATCGGGTGTAGACCCTAAGAAATCTATTCAAAAACTCGCAGGTAAGTTGGCTTATGAATTAAGAGAATTTGAAGGTGAAGACGAAGATTATAGCGATATATATAAATTTGCAACTTCAATGGTTATATCTGCTGCAGATGCGGATAAAATTACTGAAAAGGATAAAAAGGCTATCAAGAATAAAGTCGAAAAAAGCTTGACAGTTGATGAGGAAGATACACTTCCTGAAGATGAAACTGAGGAAATGCCTGAAGAAAGTGAAGAAATGCCTGCAGATGAAGAAGGTGCTGAACCAATGCCTGAAGAAGGAATGGAAAAAACTTTGGCTGAAGCTTTGAAAAGAATCAAAAAAGCTAAAGCAGGATTATCTAAGTCGCAAAAAATACATTTTGATAAAAATGGTGATAACAAAATCACTCCAATAGATTTGAAAATGTTGCGTAAAGGCAAAAAGGAAGAATCTGTAGAAATGCCTATGAATGAAGGTTTGAAAGGAAAACCTATCAGTGCTTGGATTAAAGATTTTATGGATTCAAAAAATCCTAAATTCAAAGGGAAATCTAAAAAGAAAAGAAGAGAAATGGCTATCGCTGCATTTCTTGAACATGAAAGAAGTCAAGGGAAAGATAGTTCTGTTACCTATGTGAAAGGAAAAAAATCTAAAGGTAAAAAATCTTTGAAAGAAGGTAGCGATTATGGAATGCCTATGGAAGCAGATTATATGGCTGAAGATAATTTTAAATTTGATGAAGGGAAAAAGAAAGATAAACTTCTTTTGGATAAAGAATATATGTCTGAAGAAGATGTATATGAAGCTTATATGATGTCTGAAGAAGAATATATGATGTCTGAAGAAGAATATATGATGAATGAAGATGAATATATGATGTCTGAAGAAGAATATATGATGAATGAAGATGAATATATGATGAATGAAGATGAATATATGATGAATGAAGATGAAGATTTGATGGAAGATGATTTTACTTTTGAAATGGATTATAGTCAAAAAAAAAAGTAGTTCCTCCGAAATATGATGGAGTTTTCACTGAAAAAGTTCCTGTTCCTAAGAATAAAAAAAGTTTGACAAGAGCTCCTGATGGGACAATAATTGGGAGAGAGTATGGAGATGATGATTATTATTTGAAGGTCAGTCCTAATAAGTTCAAAATGTTTAACACATGAAATTAGTTTTTGTAAATTTTGTAGGAAGCAATTTTAGAGGTGATAATTTATATGAATTTTTATTTTCTTCTGAAGATTTAAGTAATGTTACAGGTGAAGATTGGGATTCTTATCCTGCAAATGGAAATCCAAGACCTCCTATTGATTTTGTAGAGCAGGCATATAAATTAGAAACTGAAAATGAATTTGAATTAATACAGAATCATGTTTCATTTGATATGAGCGATTGTAAACAAGGAATCATTGCAATAGCATGGGAAGCTGAAAAAGACGAATCTATTTTTGATAAAAGATTATTTTTTAAATTCGGTGAAACTTTAGATAGCGTGAAATCAAAATTATACGAAAAAGATTTATTTATAGAAAAAATATATGGAAAAGAAAAACAATCTACTGATAGAACAAGCGATTAAAAAAGCTTATTTGAAGGAGAATGAAGAAAAATCTTCAAAAGCTCCAAAAGAACCTCATATGGAATGTGATGAAATGGTTGATAAGATTTCAAAAGATTTAATGAAATTACAAGAAATTTTAAAGAAAATGAAAATCAAGAAAGATTCTCCACCAATGAAAGATGTTCGAGAAATGTATAATGTTATTTCTAATTTTAAACCATCCAACGCAAATCTTAAAGAATATGTAGAAATGAATACTCAAGAAGCTGCTAATGCAATGGTAAAGGAATCTAAAAACAAAAAACGTTATTACAGAGTAGATTAATAAAAATAAGATAATAATGATAAGGAGATTTTGAAAATAAATCTCCTTTTTTGTTTTTAAGATATTTATAAGAAATATTGATATGAATCAACAGATGACAAAGGCAGATATTCAAAAGGAATATATGATTGGAATGTTGAATCCTGCGTTTCTTATTGAAAAATATATGAAGACTGTGGATTTAACAAGAGGTGGTTTTGTGCCTTTTAAATTGTTTCCTCGTCAAAAAGAACTTGTAGGCTGTTACGATAAGTACCGACATAACATTGTTACAAAACCTCGACAGACAGGTATTTCTACTACTACTCAAGCATTTTTAGCAGTTAAAGCTGCATATGCTGATACAAAGAAACCTGAAATTATAATGATTATTGCAAATAAATTTTCTTCAGCTAAAAAATTTATAGCAGGTATCAGACTTTTTTTATCTCAATTGCCAAGATGGGTTTGGGGTGCTAATTATGACGATTCAAAAGAAACAGAAGGTCATATAAAAGGTAAAGGTTCTACAGAAACTTTAGAGTTAATGAATGGAACTATTATAAAAGCAGTAGCTACATCTCCCGATGCTCTGAGGGGTTGGACTCCTACATACTTAGTTATAGATGAGGCTGCATATGTAGAAACTTTTGCAAAGGAGTTATATACTGCTTCAATGGCAGCTCTTATTACAGGGGGTAAAATGATAATCATTTCGACTCCTAATGGTAAAGATGAATTATATTATAAAACATATATGAGTGCCAAATCAGGTGAAAATGGATTTAATATAGTTCAATTGAAATGGTACGAAGACCCAAGATATAATAAGAACTTGGAATGGCAAAAGGATGATGAAAATGGTAAAACGGAAATTGTAAAAGAAACTGAATATACATTTGCTTCATTTGAAAAAATGGAGAAAGCAGGGTATAAAGCTTATGCTCCTTGGTATAAGGAAATGTGTGCAATGTTGAACAATGATAAGTTATCTATTGCACGAGAATTAGATGTTAAATTTGAAGGTTCTGCAGGTACTGTAGTTGAACAAGAATGGATTGAATATCATGAAAGGTTTAATGTTCAAGAACCTATTGAAAAACATGAGATGGAAGATAGACTATGGTTGTTTGAATATCCAATAGAAGGACATGAATATATGATGGGAGTGGATGTTAGTAGTGGTAATGCTGATGACTATTCTGCTATTGTTATTATTGATACTGTTACAGGAAATCAAGCTTTAGAATTCAAAGGTAAAGTAAGACCTGAACATCTTGCAGAAATTGTTTTCAAATGGGGTAATATGTTTTCCGCATTGACAATTATAGATACTACAGGGGGGTACGGTGATAACTGTATTTTAAAATTACAAGAATTTGAATATAAGCATTTATATTATTCCAAGGGAACTGTTGAATTTATGAAGGAAAAACCTGTATTGACTTATAATGATAATAAATTAGTTGCAGGTTATAAAATAAGTTCAAAAAGACCTCAAATTATAGGAAAATTGACAAATGTAATTGAATCTAATGAATTCAAAATAAGGTCTAAAAGATTTACTGCAGAATTAGAAACTTTCATTTGGGTAAATGGAAGACCTGACCATACATCAGGGTTTAATGATGACTTAATATTTGCTGCAGCACTTGCACTTTGGGTATTGGAAACAGATTTCAAGAGTTTAGAAAAAGCAACTCAATCAAGAAAAAGTATTTTGAATGTACTTGGTAATGGCGGAGTAAGAGTTAAAAGAGAAATTGTAAATGGTAATAAACCAATTATCACTCCTTCAGATGTAAAAAATAGAAAAGATGGTAATTTTATTTATAAATCTGAACAAGACCCTACAGGTGAACATAGTTGGCTTTTCAGATAAAAATAATATATTAATATAAAACAAATAATGGAAGGGAATCAGCCTATAATAACAAAATATAAAAAGTTAACCCAAAGCTTTTTGAAGGATAATCCTTATGTTGATGATAAAGCAACAGCACAGAATCCTAATAAAACTATTTATACTACTAAGGATAAAAAGGATTATGAAACAAAGAAGCTTGAAAAGCAACAGACTAAATTTTTAAGTGGGCAATGGCAGAAAGTTAAAACTCATATTCAAGAGAAATCTTTGTTATATGAAACTCAGAGATATCCTGCGTACTTAGATTATGACTTAATGGAATATTATCCAATTATAGGTCAAGCTTTAGATATTTTGATGGAAGAATGTACAACTGTAAATGCAGAAGGTAAGATTTTAAATATTTATTCTGAAAGTAAAAGAGTTCAAGATGAACTTAAAGAGTTGTTTTACAATAGGTTAAATATTCATACCGTACTTCCAATGTGGATACGAAATCTGCCTGTCCGAAAAAACAGTATGATACCCTTGTTAGATGGTTCAACAATTTCTATCGAAGAACTTTCACAAAAAGTGAAGTCAGGCGAAGAGATATGGACATATTCTGTACAAGAAGGTACAAATGACATTGTTCCAAGTAAAATTGTTTGGTGCGACTTAACAAGAAAGAATTCTAAAATTTATAGAGTTACTTTTGATGATGGTACGTATACTGATACCACACCTGACCATCAATATATGATGAGGAATGGTTCGTATAAAGCTGCAGAAAATTTAAATGTTGGTGATAGCTTAATGCCTTTTTACACTAAGGAAGGAAGTAATAAAAGTCGATTAGTAAATAAAGCTGAAAGAGTATATAATCCTAAAACTAATGATTATAAGTTGACACATAGAATTCTTTCAGAAAATCTCTTAAATAGTGGATTAATTAAATTGAGAAAAGGTAGTTTATCTATTTCAAACGGAAAATTAGTAAATCACAAAGTAGTTTCTGTTGTTGAATTAGATGAATTAGATGATGTATATTGCATGGAAGTGCTTGGCCCTAACGGTGAGCATGATAGGCATAATTTCGCTATTTGTTCAAGAGATGAGCATGGAAATTATAGTAGGAATGGGGTTTTCGTGGCAAATTGTAAGTATGGTGATAATTTTGTTTATTTGCAGATTGACGATGAAATGGGCATTGTAGGAACAA